CATTCATATAATTATTTTATTTTTAATTATATATAGAATAATTATTCCTTCCTTACCAAATATCTGGATTTTTTTCCTTTTGAATCTTAAAACTATCAATCCCTCTAAGAACCCAATTATTCCAATTAGTCCTTAGTTCAGTTGGTGTATATCCTAAAGCACTACCATTATTTCTCTTCACATATGACATTATACTTTCAGATTGAATACTAAAATGATTATATTCATCTTTACCACATCCACAGGCGGTTGACCTACCATTATTAAATTCCCACACAAGTGGTATTAATCCACATTGATTACAAGGCTCCCAATTATAAGGATCTGTTACCTTAATATAAGCAGATATTGCCTTATACCTACTCCTAAGCTCTTTCCACTTATTATCATATCTTATTTCTTGCTTCTTCATTAGAAGATTCCTCTTATAATCAGCGGTTTGATTATCTACTTCATCAGGTATAGCACTTATAAATTCAATTCTATCCATCTCTTTTATGTTTGGAGATTTATGTCTATTAGCAACATATTCAGCAGATTTTTTATCTTTCCAAAATTTAGCCTGATAGATATATGGTGTGTCAAAAGAATTTTTAATAGAGTCTTTTGTAGTATTAGAGTAATAACTTATTGTGACTTCTTCATCAAACAATTGGGATATTCTATTATCTCGAAGTGTTGCTATATCAGCAATTTCAATATAATAAAATTTATCTCTCTTACCATAATATACTGTAATGTCTTCTTTTTTCATTTTCCAAATATACAATTTTAATATATAATTTAAAATAAAAATATCTATGAAAAACGTAAAATCATATGATGAGTTTAATGAATCTATATTAGGCAACCTATCTTCTAAAGTAAGTAATGCTTTTGGTAACCTAAAGACTAAATTTTTTGGAACAGAGAGTTCTAAACTACTATCTAAATATAATATTAAGGCAAAGAAAATAAACAACATGCATCATGAGTTTATTCATAACAATAGAATAATTGGTGAGCTAAAAACAATTGACTCTAGTAGCTTCGAGTTGACAATCTACATATATGAATCAGAATTACCAAGTAATGGGAAGATTAATAGTACTATTCAACAAGATCCAAGGTTCAAAAGTCAAAAAGAAAAACCATATAATAAAGGCAGATCTAAAAGTGTGAGTGTAGAAAGAGCGGTTGAACACTTAATAAAATGGTGGAAGAAAAATTCCGAGTCTGGCAAAGCATTAAACAAAGACATGCACCAAAAAATCTAATTTTTTTCAAAAATTTTAGGTTTTAACCTAAAATTATCATTTCGAGGAAAATATATAAAGAAGTAATTATGAAATTTAAAAAACTTATCTATAACGGCAATTCTATTATTGGTGATAAAAACATCTTAAAAATTCTAGAGAAAGATCAATTCTATTGGTTGATTGACTCCGAAATAGAAGACGCTGAAATTGAAATCACTCACAATACTGTAATATGGAAATCTGGCGACTTTTTCGCGGGAAATTGGCATTATGGTATTTGGGAATCAGGTAATTTTTATGGTACTTGGGAAAATGGAATCTTTGAAGGTGGAAACTTCAAGGGTAAATTTATAAGTGGTATAAGAACAAGTACATAAGAATATAAAAATAAAAATAATTCTATGAAGAAACGAACTGTAAAAATTGACAAAATTATATATGATAAAGAAAATGTCACAATTACAAAAGATACAAACGAATTATTTTTTGAGATTGGCAATAAAGTAACAAATGATATTGCCGAGGCAGTTGCTATTATGATGATGTCCAAAGCTAAAGAAGGCTGGGATGTTCAAATAGATAGCAGTGTTGAAATAGATCCAGAGAGATGTCTCTACTGGTTGAGTGGAGGTGAAAAAGAGTGGAGAACATTAGAACACTATAATACACCTTGGATAAACTGTTATCTTGACTTCCAAGAAGAATTTGGATTCCTTGTAGTAGATATAATCAGAAATTCCAAAACATTAGGTGATATTAAAAAGCAATTCAAAAAACATCTAAATTTACCAACCCTATATGATTTTGCATTAAGTAAGGATTTAGTAAAATAAATTTTAATATATATAGAGTAAAATAAATTTATTATGAATACAAACATATGCAAAAACCCTTGGTGCAAAGGAACATTTAGCTATCGCGAAGACGAGATAATCAATGGTGAGATACCTAGAGTCTGTCAAAAATGTAAAGGATTTGAACAATTATCAGGTGGGATAACGTGGACTGATAAACAATATGAAGGTGATCGATTTGATGGCAAAGCACATAAAACTGCAATCAATGTAACATCTGCAACAAATATAAGGAAATGGTAATGACAAAAGCTTCATTTTTTGATATAGACACACTAATAAAAGTGGATAGTAAAGTTTGGATTGTAGATAAATCTAGACCTAATATACCTTTGCTAAAAATATCAAAGTCAGATTTTAACTTAATTAAAAACGGAATATTTAAGAAACAAGGATATAAGGTTGATTATAACGGAGAAACTTTTTGGTTACCAACCAATATTGCTAATCAACTAAAAGTTAAGATGAAAATCAATAGTACAAGTTTCGCTAATATTGGTATTTCTTTACAAGAGTTCTTAAATACAGAACTAATTGATAATATGGAAGTTGACTTCAAAATGGATAATATTCTTCACTTGAAGAACACACCCGAAGATATCTATATCATCTCTTCAAAAAAGACAAAAAATGCTTATCAAAACTTAGTTACTAAACTAGAGGAAAAGCTAAAAGAAGAAGGTTTACAAGTTAAGAAGTATTACTTTATTAATGACACATTTTATAATCAAAGTAGAGATGAAAGGGGATATAAAGTAATAAGACTTCTTTTACAACATCTATTAGGATATAAAACAGAAGTTACAAAGTTCACTGATACAGAACTACAACGATATGATGTTGTTAATTATTATGATAATGATCCATATACGAAAAACATGCCTAATGAAGTAAATCCAATCCTTAAATCACTTCTCAATCAAACAGAAGATGGTTTAAAATCTGTTATCAAAGAAGATATTAATGAATATCATCCTATACTAAATGTAAATTACATCACAGAAAACGAGGCTAATAAAAAGATATCACAAAAAGTTGATATTGATTATTCTGGATTAATTAAAACTTTTGAGTCATTTAAAACTTACTTTAAGTAATTATTTATTCTTTAGATACTTGTCAATCATTTCATTAAGGCTTCTAGCATCCATTACTTTAGTTGACTCCTTTACCTCTTCTGGCTCTGAATCAACTGATCCTACATCTTGCGTTTCAATCTCATTCAATCCTAAATCCTTTCTAATTTCTTTATAGAATTTTTCTAAGTCGGTTCTCTGAGTTGAAGAGAATTTTGAATTTTCTCTGATTTGTCCAATTGTTTGATTGACAACCTCATGCATTCTAGCTGAGTTATCTCCATTATCAACTTGTCTAAGTTGAGTCAGAAAGTTTTTTCTTGTCATTCTCGATAAGAAAATTGTTTCAGCATAAATAGCCGCATCTTCTCTCATCTTATTTCTAATATAATTATGTTCAGATACTCTTTTAGAATCCCCTAAATATAAATCAACTAAACTCTCTAATAATCTAAGGGCTTGGTCAGTTGATTCTGTTAAGTCTTGTTCGTAATCATATATCTGAATCTCACCTAAGTCAGGTAGGTCATCTTTCTTAGCAAGATACTTAGATATATCTAGCTCATTATTTTCTTGAATTCTTTCGAATTCGTTTTGTAGTTCATTAATCTTCTCTTCTTTCTTCATAGGAAAGTAACATTTTTCTATATATATTTAAAAAATAAGCTTTCCTTTATGGCAGCTATTAAGAAACAACAAGAGATTGAAAAGAAATTTATATTTACCTCTAAAAATGTTGAAGAAATAACACAACAGATTTTAGATGGGTATATACCAAAAAGATATCAAAATCCTTGGTTTAAAAATGAAACAGGGGTTAGAAGATCAGGATTATCATTTGGCATATCAGAAGATGAAGTACAAGAGTATATAAAGTGTAAAATGGATATACACCATTTTGCAGAGAAATATTGTAAAGTTAAAAGAGAAGATGGTAGTATTGGTAATATTAACCTAAGAGACTATCAAAAAGATATCCTAGATTTATATGCTGGTAGATATAGTATTCTTTGTGGATCTAGACAAATCGGTAAAACTGTAAATGCCGCCATTGCAATGTTACACTTTGTAACATTCAATAATGATAAAAATATCATGATTGTGGCGAATATCGCCGGTACAACAATAGAAATTATTGACAAAATAAAATCAATTTATCTTAACCTACCATTCTTCTTAAAGATTGGTATTAAAAACTGGACGCAAAGAAGTGTAACATTCGAGAATGGATGTAGAATTAAATCAGCCGCTAGAAGTAAAACACCCGCTATTGGTTTTACCATTGACTTTTTATATTTGGATGAGTTTGCTCACATTCCATCCAATATTATTGAGGCTTACTACCAAGCAGTTTACCCGGTCGTTTCGGCGGTTGAGAACTCTAAGATAGTTATTACATCAACACCTAATGGTATGAATCTATTCTATAGATTATTGACCGATGCTGAGAGATCTGATGGTGATCCATTGAAGAACAAATTCAGAGCCATGAGAGTATATTGGTATCAAGTTGAGGGTAGATTTGTAACTTATTATAGACTATATGCAAATAAACTACACGCATACAATATTACTAAGGAAGAAATATTTGAACAAGTACAAAATAACTTTGGTGAGATTGCTAAACTAGATATGAGATTCTTCTCTGATTCTGAAAAAGATGTTATTAGCGTCTTTAACAATTCTATATGTACAGAGGCTTTGGCTAAATCATTTCAGTTTGTGGATAAAGAAGGAAAATACGTACCTATACAAGCTATTGCTGAAGTGGCGACATGGAAAGAAGACGCTATTAAAAATATTGGTGGTGAAGATGCTTTTAATCAAGAGTATGAATTAAGATTCATTAACTCAAGTAGATCTCTATTAAATGAGAGTGTAATTGAAGGTTTATTAAAAGGTAAGAAAAATTACAAATTCGAACAAATATATGAGTTTGATAAAAGACTTAAATTCTCATATAATGACTTAAAATGGGTTGATGATGATAACCTATTTATGCCATTAAAGAGAAAGTCTGTTAGAGGAATTGTATCTATTGATATATCAGAAGGACTTGGACAAGATTTTTCTGTGATAAATATCTTCAAGATAGAAAAGAAATCAGATGAATTAATTGAATTACAGAAACACTTCTATACAAATATAAGTGACTTCTTTTGTCTTGTACAAATTGGTATGTTTAGAAGTAACCTAGTATCTGTTAAACAATTAGCAGAACTATTCTACTTACTGATGTTTGAATACTTTAATCCCGATAACTTTAAGGCAGTATTAGAAATAAATAGTTATGGAAATGAGTTCTTGGCACACTTACCACATGTATTTGATGGTAATAATAACTATGGGTCTAATATATTCTTTAGATATAAACACCGGTCTGATGCGGTAGAAGAGAAATTAGGACTAAAAGTAAATGATAATAAGAATATCCTAGTAAAAGAATATCAAGACTCTATGGATAGAGGTAGTTTTGTTATTAATAATGAGGATAATATTAAAGAGATTACAACTTTTGTAAAGCACATAACATCAGCTGGTAATGTTAGATACGCAGCTGATATTGGAAATGATGATTGTTTAAAGCCTGGTACACTTATAAAAACTAAAAATGGATATGTTCCAATTGAAGAGATAAAGGTTGGTGATATGGTACTTACACACTTAGGTAATTATAAACCAGTTACTAATATTTGTATCAAAGATTTTGATGGAGATATGTATAGAATGAAATTTGCCGGACAGTTGGAATTAGAACTAACATATAATCATCCTATATACACAGCAAGTTTAGATCAAAGATCACATAATTACAAATCTGTAAATAGGAAATTTGATGATAGGAAGTGGTTGTTACCAGGCGAAATAAATGATAAATTTAATCAAATATCTATAATTGATAAAATTGAAGAAAGTGATTATAAATCAGTTTATTATACAGACTTATTTAATAAGCATAAATTTTGTTCCGAATCAAACATTAAAGTAAAAGAAATATTCTTTGATGATGGATTTGCTAAGTTTTTAGGATTATTTCTAGCCGATGGAAACTGTTATAAAGTAAATAAAACATCATATAGACTATCAATAGCTTTTAATAGAAATGATATATTTCTAATAAACTTCATAAAGGATTATCTATCATCCTATGATATAAACTTTCATGATAGACACACCAAAGGAAATGCTTATGAAATTTCTTTTAATAATAAGACATTCTTTGAGTTGATGGATTTATGTTATAATAAGAATAGAGATAAGATACTTCCAAATTATGCTAATTTATTAGGGGGTAGGTTATCACATACATTAGATTTTTGGTTAAAGGGAGATGGATGGCTAAGTAATGGAAAAAGTATAAGAAAGTCAAAGAGTATAGGGTGTTCTATATCAAAACAATTAGCATTATCCATGAGAGATTTGGCATTCTCCCTTGGAAAATATGCAATCATAGAGAGAAAACTAAGGAAAAGATATAAAAAGAAAACTAAAGACCAATATTGGGTGTCTATTTATGACACAACACCCAATAAATCTTGTCTATATAGATTTAACGAACTTGAATATGGTTCAAAAATAAGGAAAATTGAAAAATATAATTATAAAGGAACAACATATAATTTAGAAGTAGAGGATGATAACTCATACATCGCAAATGGTATTGTTGTGCATAATTGCACAATGACTCTGGTTGATGCGGCGAGCGTCTTCTCAAGACATGATTATAGAGAAATGGTAGAAGATTATGCTAATCAATTCTTACCAAAAGAATTGATAAATTATTATAATAGTATTATAAGTCAAGTTGATTACAGAGAATCAGCTGATTATAGTTCTATTATTAATGTTAATAAACAAAGAAGGTTTATGAATGAATATAAAAACATGAATATAAGTTCTTCTTGGTATGGATATAGATAAATTAAGCCAACTCCATAGTCACTGATAAACCAGCGCCTTTTAGTTTATTATACATTTCTGTTATAATTTCCTTATCACCTCTTTTAACATCACATTTTCCGGTAAAGTGAACGAGGTGGGCACATTGTTCTGCCTGGTGTTGTTCATGTTTACATATCTTCATTAAACAATTGATAACATGATCAAATGTATTGTAGTTATCATTATGTAACCATAATATGTATGGTGAACTAAGAATGTCCTGTAAGGAAGTAAAAACTTGTTCTTTTGTAATTGTTGCCATAATTATCTATATATTAAATTATTTTATTAAAATTACCAATGATTTCTTCATGTCTCTCTATCGTCTAATTAATTTTTTTAATAGTTTTATGAATAACATCAACTATTGTAATCTTAATTTTTTGAGTCTTAGCCCATTTCTCAAACTCAATCAAATGCAATTCTCTGTCATCAAACATAATCAACTCTTTTGCAGTTGGTATTTCTTTAATCATTGTTTCAAACAGTCTTCTCTTGAAGTTAAATGTCTCACCACCGGTGTTACAAAAAACATCACAGTCAATATCATAAAGGTCTAAAACTTTTTTTACATTAGACTCAAGTCTTTTAAGTCTACCAGTAGCCACAAAAGTGTATGCGTTTGGATCAGAGATATACTTCTCATAATATTTATAAACCCATGCGTTCAAACCAGGATAAAAAACATTTAAGTTTAAGGATTCTGGATTTCCCCACCAACCTCTACCTTGCCAAGACAAACCAGTTTTAGTTTCCCACTCAGGAATGCCTTCCACCGGTGTTGGTGTGTGTATTAAAGTGCTGTCGAAATCAAACGATACAATTTTATCAATCATTTTATTTTATAGTTTATCTATTTATTAAAAAAGGAGAAATATGTTTTAATATATATACAAATATAATCAATTTATTTTAAAAATAATCATTTTTATGGGAAAAATCTCAAAAGCATCAAAAAATTTAATGAGTTCTACAACAAATAGACTAAAAATTATCAATCCTTGGTACATTGTTTTAGCATGTATTGGTGTTATGATAATACTTTATATCTTTTTATTCTCAGGAACGGATAAAGTTAAAGAGGAAAATAAAAGATTAAAGGATCAAAATGAACAAATTCAAAAACAAAGAGATTCTATTAAAGTATCAATCGATAGTTTAAAGGACAAACTTATTGAAGTTGAAGATAGTAGATTTCTAAAAGAAATTGAACTAAAAGACATCGACGATAGATTAAAGGGTATCGAAATAGAGGTTAACCATTCTTATGATAAGATAGATGGATTAAGATCTGATGTTAAAAGTATCGACAAAGAGTTGTCACATGTTGAAAGTAAACCAGCTAATAGAACTGGTGATAGTTTATTAAACTCACTATTTAAAAAATTAAATCATTAATATGAAGAAGTTATTATTATCTTTATTAATCTTAATTAGCTTTACGGCTAATTCACAAATTAAATATCCATCATTTTATATTAAAAATGGTGATACATTGGGTGTTATCATATCACTACAACAAGCTCAAGAAATAGATAATACACTTGATGTATTAGCTATACTGAAAAGGTCTAAAGTATCTTATGATAAATTAGATTCTGCTTACATACAAGTAGTTGCTGAGACCGGAAAACAGATTGCAGAGTTAAAAGTTAGGATAACAAAGTCTGACGAATTAATAGCACTTGATAAGATAGAAATTAAAAATCTTAAAGATCAAATTGATAGATATGAATCTGATAGAAAGCTTTCGGATACACAAATAAATAACCAGAAACTAATCATATCTAATGATGAAAAGGTAATAAGAAAGATGAAGACACAAAGGTTTTTAGGTTTTACTATAGGTGGTGGATCTTTAATTGGTGTAATAGTTTTATTATTACTTCATAAATAGTTAAAAAACGGTTTTTTGAATATAATATATAGTATTATAAAAATAATTCATGAAGATGAAACACATAAGAAAATTTGAATCTTATTCTAACAAAAGAAAACTAAACTCAGTAATTAAAGAAAGCGTAATGGTAGTTGATGATGTTTATAAAGTAAATGTTATAGCTGAAATACCTCAATCATTATTGAATGCGTATATAAAGAAAGTAAAAGATAGCCTGGATAAGAATGCAAGACAATTCTTTTCTGATATACAATTAGCAGAAGAAATCACTAAGTATGTTTTACAACAAAACTTGAATATTGATAAAATAGATCCAAATGCTTTATTTGGTGGACAATCTCAAGCACAAGCTCAAGGTTCACAAGTTCAAGTTCAGCCACAAGCTCAAGCACAACCTGCTCAAGCACAACCTGCTCAAGTACAAGCTCAAGCACCTGTTCAAGGAGAGGCTCAAGTAGCACAAGGACAGGGTCAAGCACAAGCACAAGCACAAGGACAAGGTCAAGCACAAGGACAAGGTCAAGCACAAGGTCAAGGTCAATTTGAAGAAGTTGGTGAAGAAGAAGAGG